GCTTTTCTTGAGAAGAAACAGAACAGAAACGATAAAGAACATGGAGCCTACACAAAGTGTTAAAATTTGATTTTGTGGGACAATTGGGAGAAGTTATGGTGAAGAATGCGCTTTCTTGCACTAGATTCAGGTTACGCATTCGACCCCGAGCCGTTTTTCTCACCAGATTCGGATTCGGCAGGGGGGGGGGAGAAGATGAAGGGAGAGAATATGTCAATCCAATATCCAACGACGGGCACAGGGAGCGGGGGCTCCTCATATGTGTCGATGTCAAGAATGATGTCATAATCTTCAGTAAGAGGCGCATGAACGGGCGCGACTTGAATCAGAAGGGGAGACAGAGCAGGATGGAAGGACAGGAATGATTGGCCAATGGAACCGAAAAGACGGAGATCTGTGGAAGTATTGTTATGTACTTGGAGGAGCTCAATGGGAACTTGAGTTCTCAGAACAAACTGTGGAAGATCAACGTAATTTGGAACCAGTGATACCGGGGAAGTAGAGGTATCCGACGCCGGAGACGGAAAGCTCACACTCAAGGGAAACATAGAGTGCGGAGGTAGCGGCGGCGGTACCGACATGAACGAAGGCGGCGACGAGAGAGGGAACATAGTCGCCGGGAGAGGGAAAGTTGAGTTCGTTCCCGACGTGTGGGGGGAACGAAAGAGTAAGGACTCCATCCCGCTGGAGATTGTTGGTCGAGTCCATGGAGCAGGATTCGACGTAAGGGATGGAGGCGGCACGGGTGAAGGAATTTGGTTCGCGAGGGGACGCGAACATGCCATCTGGAGCGACGGCAAGGTAGAATGTGCCGGCTCCAGATTGGGGTTTAGAGACCACAGCCTTGCAGGAAAGGAGCTTACAGGAGTGGTAAGCGGCTCTGATGCTGGCGATGGGCTCAAGAGAATCGAACCGACACGTTCCGTGGTCCGTGGTGCCAGAGGTGAAGGCGCCACTGGTTGTGGAGAAGGTGAAGGTGAGGGGAACAATGATGCGGAGCGATGTGGCATCGGACATTATCACTTTACTAAAAGTGTAAGTTGAAGGCAGACCAGGGGAGTGAGGATGTGCAATACCCTGGGTCGACTGTTTCTTTCAGCGGATTAGGATACCGCCGCTCGCCGTTCAGTCAGTACAGTGCCATCTTTCGGCAGATGGTTTGGTGGAGCTCAACGTCGCGTTTGCACACACGGTGAGACACCTAGAGTGGGCCGGGATCCACTCAGCCTCGAAAATTCGATCTTGCGAGACCGCCCAAACATCAAGGTTGACTGTGAAGCAGCTGGTCGGCTGCGTTTGGACGCGCAACAAGGAGCCGGCAATTAAGCTAGCAGGATCTTGTCACTTACGCAAATTGCTTTGCGGGTCATGGGGTTGGCCAGGGGCTTGGGCGCACACTCAATGAAGAGCAGGCGTGGACCAAGGGTTTTAAAGGATGCCCACCAGGGGTTAGGAGCTGTAAAGCGATTCCGGACGCTATCAGTCATTAAGAAAGAGAAGAAATAAAGTTTTCACCAATCAGTTAGATGGAGGAATGTCGTTGCCGACAAACACATCAAGCCAGAAATTTTTGTATCTGGTTAATCTGAAGGGAAGTTACGTACTCGTGGCGTGGTTAACAGCTAGGGTTAACGCACGGTTTTCGGTAACTTCAGTATCAATAGTGAAAAGGAAGACGGGCCATGAGCGCTCAGGAGGGGATGAGATGAGCGTGATCATGGTAAAAGGGGTATTTTGTGTGAGGTAGGCGGAAGAGTTGGCGGGCCATGGAGGAGAGAGCCGCCGCGTTGGAGGCGTACTGATCAGAGGGATCAGCGTAGCGCAAGGCGAGGTCGAAGGAATTCCAGTAGGCAGTGTCCGCTCGACCATCATCTAGGGCGATGACGGCGCGAGTGTGTAAAGCCGTTCCAGAGGTCGACGGGACTGATGAACCAAACGTGAGACCGCAAAAGGTGAGGGAAGTGCCACGTTCTATCTTTGGGACCATGAGCCAGTCGCGAGGATGGAAATTCTCGCGCCAGGTGTGGTTACCAAGCGTGATCATATCGTCACCGGAGAACGCGGCTGGAGTGCCAGTTTTGATCTTCAATGCGGCGCCGGTGAGGGCGGCGTTGCGTGTTGTGTTGAAGAGCCAAGTCCAGCGATCGCCGGAAAATTGCATGGCACGCATGGGACCGAGATAGGAGTATGTGGAGCCTTTGCGGCGGAGGTATGCGTCACGATAGTCCTGGTCGATTCCAAGCATTTCGAGAACGTAGGCGTCAAAGTGAGCAAATACCATGTCGCAGCCGGAGTCCCAGGCAGTGTAGTCA